GCATAATTACTGGCCGTGAATGATTGCAAAGTTAATCACAACCGCCTCGGCCAAAGGACTTGCGCTAATGTTACGCAGTGTGATGGTGGCAGAACCCGCACCCATGCTAGATACCCAACAGTTGTACGCGCCTGATGTGCCGTTGGTGACGTTTAGAATTAACACGTCTTTGGCAGATAACAAAGTATTGGTCAACGTAAAGGTCACGTTGGTGGTCGCAGCCAAAGAAGCTGCGTTCATTGTAATTTGACCGGCAGACTTACTAAGCGTCACGGCTGTTGATTTGTCAGTAAGCTGAGTGACTGTGCCTTGGGCGCCCGAGGCGTAGCCAATTTCGGTAGAAGCGTACATTGTGGTAGCGGCTACAGTACTAGGCGTAGTCGCACCAATAGGTGTGTTGTCTACGGTACCGCCAGAGATAATTTGATCGGCAAACGCTACACCGATTGCTTGTGAATTTGGCATTTTTAAGCTCCCATCCAGGATGTTTGTACGCCTTGCGGCGAATAGTTACGACGTTTAGGTTCTACATACTCTCGGTGCGCGACAGGGAAAGCAAACGTCACGCATATAGCATCTGCTGCGTCTGGGGAGGCTAGGCCCCTCGCTTTCATGTCTTTCTTAGATTCTAAGAAAATCGTTCCTTTTGAATCTGGCTTCATTACAGGTGATATTAAATCAGTTTTAAGCAATCTGTCACTAGGAATCGACGCGGTTTTAAGCCATTGTCGCATATCACCCCACATTTGTGCCCTTAAATTACCATACATTAGCGGATTTTTGGATTTATTTCCAAAATTTACGCCTCTTATCTTATAGCGCTGCTCTTTTAGGCGATCGACCACCCCACCGCCCACGCCACCTTCGTCAATGACCACCAATGCGGGCTTATATTCCTCTATCGTTTCAATCACATGGCCCACGACCGTCATCGTATCGTCGCCCTTATAGCGTTTGATGCCGATAATGTCACGCCCTTGTCTGATGGCGATCACAGTCGAGTCTGAACCAAAGCGTGCAGGGTCAACACCCACGATAATGGGGGCGGATAAGTCTTTGAGCCGTGGGCGGCGCATGGCTTCGTCCACAATTAAGCTAGATATGAACTGATCATCACCGGCAGAGGGGAAATCACCGTAGACTTCGACCGCTGCTTGGCTAGAATCCGCGCCATATTCGTCAATAATCTGTTGGTAGACGGCTTTGTCTGTACCTTCGACCGTGCGCGCATCCACGATCTTGGTATTCCAAAAGTCACGCTTGGAGTTGTGGCATTCGTAGAAATAGCCAGTATTGCGGCGCGGGTTAGAGAACGCCAACCAGAATCGGTTAGGCGTGTTCTCTGTAAAGAAGCCAGCAGTCACCGCCCAGATGGCGTCGTCAATACCGGAGGCCTCATCAAAGATCACCATCACGCCGTCGTAGTTGTGAACACCCGCGTACGCGTCAGGGTTCTCGCTTGACCACAAGCGGCCTTCCACCGACCAATAGCGTGTGCCTTTCTTTAGGTCACGCTCAACCAGTTCGGTAATCCACTTGGCGGGCATCAGCCGTGTGGCGCTGACTTCAAACCAATGTGAGTTGAGTGACATGGCGAGCCACTTGGTAATCTCTGCCCAGGTGACTGAGCGAAGTTGGCTTTCGCTGTTGGCCGATATGATGGTCGTTGAGCCAATCCGTGTGGACAACATCCACAAGGTGAGCCAACTGACGAGCGCCGACTTGCCGATACCACGACCGCTTGATGTTGCCATCCTGAACGTGTCAAAGTCAACCTTACCGCCGTTTTGCTTTATATGGTTTGTCAAGTCTTGCAGCACTTCGCGCTGCCATTTGCGTGGGCCATTGAAGTGTTCTAAGGGCGTACCCTTCTGACCCCATGGAAACGCGTACAAGACAAACGCTAGGGGGTCATCCTTGATCTTGGGCGACCAGAGCGCCGACATGAGGCGCATCTCTTCGGCGGCGCTGTACTGTGTCGTTTGCATCTGTGGGTTCCATATCTATAGTTAGACCGTGTTGTACGCGCGAGTCGGCTTGCTCAAGCGCGGTGATGATGCTGATCTGTTGCGTGACGTCCACCTGCATTTGCTGCTTGGCGACCCAATCGTGCTTGTGCTTCAAGAATTCTAGCGCCATCTTGGCGTCGCCGCTCACGGCCGCGTCGTACACGACTTGCGACATAGTCGCCTCCGCTTCCGCACGGCCTTGCATGGCAGCTAACTCGACCACAGGGTCTAGCTGGCAGAGTTTACGAAACTCTTCGGGCATCATGCCAGCCCGTAACGCTAAGGCGTCGTTGGACAAGCCTAACTTCGCGGCTTCGTAGACGCGCAACAAACGCGACTCAGTGGCGCGAACTTCGCGGGGTGTGAAGTGTAGAGATAGCATTTTGCAATTGTAGGCATTGTGGGCAACTTTGACAACGGCTAAATGTTGCTGACCTTTTATAAAAAAAAATTTTGGTTGTGAGCCCTCCGCTAGCTAAGGCCCTGTGCCAGGGCCCTACCCCCCCCTATCGAATGCTTAGTGGCTCACTAAGTCTTAGCCTGATAGCTAAGGATAACTTGATGTTAAGGATAGCTTAATACTAAGGATCTATTAGTGGCTCACTAAGTCTTAGGGTTACAGCTCGAGCATTGTGCATTGCAGCATAAAGGTTTGCTTAGTAATATACAGTACTAAGTATTCCTTGAAGGGTAATGTAGGGTAGTTTGGACAGCCCTAAAAAATCGGCGCGGAACATTCAGCGTGGGAAATAGCGCGCCAGTAATTATGTGCTATTAAGTAATACTTAGTATTTTATAGCTTTTAAATCTATATCTAATTATCTACCTTCATTACCCTACAGTTTACTTAACTGGCTGATTTATATGAGTTTCCGCGCAAGCAATCCGCGCATTCTCGCATTACCCTCTTAATACCCTCATTACCCTACAAACCTAGGGAAAGTCCCTATATAAAATGTTGTACATTTTGACGTTATAAGTTGTAATTGCTAGAAAATCATGTACAATAGAATCTCACTCAACTAACCTAAAGGCCTGAAAATGCAAACGACACTCAACAAATCCCAAATGCGCGCCGTCAAAATTGACTTGCAGCACTACAACAATGGCAACCACAGCGCCGCCGCGCGTGGCCTAAGCGCGCTGTATCGCTCAGCGCGCAAGACTAGTCAGCAAGACGAAATCCTTAAACTTGCGATGGCCTATTCGCTTTTAAATCATCCTGACTTCTACGCGTAACTTAACCGGCCGCGCTTGCGCGGCCATTATTCTAAAGGGTTCAAAATGACTAAATTACACGACACGATTGCCGCGCTACTAATGTGCCTGGCTTTTATTCTCGCGCTCTACCTGTAATCTCACACTAAACTAAACTTAAGGGTTCACTATGCTATCAATATCAAACGACGCTAAAACGGTAAAAGGCCAAGCCTACGGTTTTTTAACCGGCATCTTATATTTAACGCCGGCCGATTTATCAGGCCATCAATTATGCGCGATGGCCGAGCTTGCAGAATGCAAAACGCCGTGTTTGAACATGGCCGGCCGTGGTGTATTTAATATCGTGCAAATCGCTAGGTTAGCTAAAACTGATTGGTTTTTTAACGATCGTGAATCGTTTATGGCCGAATTGATTGATAGCATCAAAGCTTTAGTACGCCAGGCCATGCGTCAAGATCTAACGCCACTAGTACGATTAAACGGTACCAGTGACATTAGATGGGAAAGCATACCTGTAACGTACCAGGGTATTACTTACCCTAATATTATGGCTTTATTTCCTGACGTACAGTTTTACGATTATACAAAGCTTGCAAACCGTAAAAATGTACCAAGCAATTATGATCTGACGTTTTCCTACTCTGGCGCGCCGGCGTTTCAAAAATACGTCAACCAAGCCATCGACGCCGGTATGCGCGTGGCCGTGGTATTTAGAACCGTGGCCGATATCCCTAAAAGCTTTCTAGGTCTTAGAGTTATACCTGGCGACAATAGCGATATCCGGCATATTGAGCCCAAAAATAAGATAGTGGCTTTGTACGCCAAAGGGCCGGCCCGCTACGATACCGGCCCGTTTGTGGTTGATACGTTAAAGCGCGTTATTCAAATTAAGCTTGCAGCATAACTAGGGGATAGAAAATGCTAAACAATTTAGAATTTTATTTTGATATTGGCAAAAAGGTAGCCGTGGCCCGCAATGAGCGCGACGAATCGCGCGCAATATTCGAGATGGATTACCTTAGGCGCGCGCTAGGTGTCGAAAAGCGCGAAGATAAACCCGCGGCCCGCGCGGCATACGATGCCGGGTTTAAAGCCTTTCGTAATACCCCTACAGTGGAGTATTTCAAATGAATACAACATTCGAGCGCGACGGGTATATGTTCGAACCCGAACCGGTTATTTATTCAACCGGCCCCGACGGCCGTGCGCGCGTCGTACGGCCCTGGCAAGTGTATACAGTTGATGAACACGGCTATTGGGTGCATTTAGGTACCCGTTTTTATTCACCACGCACGCCTAAAAAGGATATCCGATAATGTTAAACCATATAAAAACCATACGCGCCGGCGAACCTGGCTTTTTAACGCCAACAATGCGAAACACAATAGACGTACACGACGACCAAAAACGCTATATTTACAAGCGCCCTGCGCGCTTTACTGGCGCTAACCGAAAAGATTGGAAGATTACCCTCGCCGTGGCTTTTAACGCTACGCGCGTTATCGGTTCGGGTAGTGTTTTTTACATTGTGAGGGATTAACCATGAGATACAAAAACGGCCAGCCAGTAGAGCACGGCGATATTGTGCACGTCAAAAATCGCGCTTATACAGTCTACAGTATCAGCGACACGGTAACCCTGCGCAGTATGTGCGAGCGCGGGTATATTAAACGG